CAATATAGAAATACCCCCCGGGTAGGATTCCTTACTTTTTCCTTACCCCCCATATATATTTTGTCAGTACAACGTATACACATTTCGGACAACTCCTTTACTGCTTCTTAAATACGTGGTATATACCCCGCATGGTTAACATTGAGCCAACGGGAACCCACACAGTCCCTTACAACTTAGATAGCGAGGAAGGCAAAAACTTCCACGAGACAGTAGTAGTCGCTGCCAATACAGCAGACCTACTGAAAGAACTTGGTGCGCCTATCGAGATTGAGAAAGACGACATAGATAAGACGATTGAGCTATTCAAGGCGTCGAACCGCCACGTAGCCAAGCACGCACTAAAGCAACCCAGTACCGCCAGCGCAGCCGCTTTGTTTCTAAAAAGCTATGCCAACCAAGTAGCTACAGATGCAGCGGAGATACGCTCGGCAGTTACGTCAAAGCTGATGGAGATTGCTAACTGTGGCGACCCACGCTACGAACTTAAAGCCCTAGAGTTACTAGGCAAGCACAGCGATGTCGGCCTCTTTACAGAGCGCAGCGAGATCACGATTAATCACAAGACGTCCAGCGACCTAGAAGAAGCAATCAAAGAACGAGTAAAACGGCTTCTCAATGCAAGCGTAGTAGACGTAACCCCTATCACAGACAATCTGGATTTAGAGTTAGGCGTAATGGACGACGAACCTCGAGCGATGCTAGACGAGATCAATGAGGGGGACGATGAGTCAGCCGATAGTAAATAGCGTTAACTTAAAAGACATACCCAAGATACTCCCTCTGTTGTCCGAAGCAGAGCAGCGTCAGCTTTTGTATGAGCTAGAAGCGTTGCAGGAGATGAAACGTAAGGAAAATGCACAGAATAAGTTCTTGGACTTCGTGCATGAGGTCTGGCCTACGTTTATTGGTGGTAGACATCACAAGAGAATGGCTGAAGCTTTTGAAAGGGTGGCTAATGGTACTTGTAAACGGCTCATTATTAACATGCCACCTCGCCATACTAAGTCTGAATTCGCTTCTTATTTACTGCCAGCTTGGTTTTTAGGTAAATATCCGCACAAAAAGGTCATTCAAACGTCCCATACAGCTGAATTAGCGGTGGGTTTTGGTCGAAAAGTCCGAAATCTTGTTGATTCTGAGCCTTATAGTCGCATTTTCCCCGGATTGTCGCTCCAGTCAGACTCAAAAGCAGCAGGTCGATGGAACACAAGTAAGGGTGGTGACTACTTTGCGATTGGTGTGGGCGGTGCGGTGACCGGTAAGGGTGCAGATATCCTGATTATTGATGACCCGCACAGTGAACAAGAGGCTGCACTAGCCCAAATCAACCCAGATATATACGACAAGGTGTACGAGTGGTACACATCCGGCCCACGACAGCGTCTACAGCCGGGCGGAAGCATAGTTATAGTGATGACGCGGTGGTCGTTGCGTGACTTAACAGGTCAAGTCATTAAATCAAGCGCTGCGCGTGGTGGAGACGACTGGGAAGTTATTGAGTTTCCTGCGATCCTGCCTAGCGGTAACCCGTTGTGGCCTGAGTTTTGGTCTATGGAAGAGCTTGATGCTCTGCGAACCGAACTTCCTAACAATAAGTGGCAAGCACAGTACCAGCAACAACCGACATCAGATAACTCGGCTATTGTTAAGCGCGAATGGTGGAAAATATGGGAGCGAGATGACCCACCACCATGTGACTACATACTACAGACGTGGGATACGGCGCATGAGAAGGGTACAAGAAACGACTTTAGTGCATGCACTACGTGGGGTGTTTGGTACAACCCAGAGGATAACGACCAGCCTAACTTGATCCTACTAAATTCTTACAAAGAGCGTCTGGAGTGGATAGACCTGAAGAAAAAAGCGTTTGAACACTATAAGGACTGGGAGCCTGACGGGATACTTATAGAAAAGAAGGCGACAGGTGGCCCGCTCATTTATGAATTCAGAGCAATGGGTATCCCTGTACAGGAGTTTACACCGGGTAAGGGGCAAGACAAGATAAGTAGACTAAATAGTGTCTCTGACTTGATAGCTAGTGGTAAAGTCTGGGTTCCCGAGACACGCTGGGCAGAAGAGTTAGTAGACGAGATAGCTAGTTTCCCATCAGGCGAGCACGACGACTTGGTGGATGCGACAACATTAGCACTTATGAGGTTCAGAGCAGGTGGGTTCATACGACTACCAAGCGACGAGGCAGACGAACCTAGATTCTTTAAATCGCACCGCAGGGCTGCGTACTATTAGGGGTAAAACATGGCAATTGAAAAAGGTCTGTACGCGGCACCGCTAGGCATCGACCAAGAGGAGATGGAAGAGCCGCAAGGGTTAGAGATTGAGATAGAAGACCCCGAAGCAGTCACTATAGGTACCGATGGCTTTGAGCTGGAGATACGCAAGGGCGATCCAAACGAGGATGACTTTGATGCCAACATCGCTGAAGAGATGGGCGACAGTGAGTTAGCGTTACTAGCAAGTGAGTTGTTGGGTGACTACGAGGATGACATATCTAGCCGCAAAGACTGGATGCAAACCTACGTCGATGGCATTGACCTCTTGGGGATGAAACTTGAAGAACGCACAGAACCTTGGGCGGGTGCTTGTGGTGTTACGCATCCCTTACTCTCTGAGGCGCTTGTTAAGTTCCAAAGTGAAACGATCATGGAAACCTTCCCCGCATCGGGGCCTGTCAAGACTAAGATTATTGGTAAAGAAACTCAGGAGAAAAAAGAGGCGGCGGAACGCGTACAGGCGGATATGAACTACCGCTTGACTGAAGAGATGCCTGAGTATCGTCCAGAACACGAGCGTATGTTGTGGGGCTTGGGTCTGTCAGGTAATGCGTTTAAGAAGGTGTACTTTGATCCCAGCTTGGGACGTCAGACGTCGATCTATGTACCAGCAGAAGACGTTGTTGTGCCTTATGGTACCTCGGACTTACGTACAGCCGACCGTGTTACTCATGTGATGCGCAAGACTGAGAACGAGATTCGTCGCTTACAGGTAGAAGGCTTCTATAGTGATATAGACCTAGGCGACCCAGTTAATACACTAGACGAAGTAGAAAAGAAAATTGCGGAGAAGATGGGGTTCAGAGCTTCAACGGATGACCGCTATAAGCTACTCGAGATGCAGGTTAACCTTGACTTGCCCGGATACGAGGACGTAGATAAACATGGCGAGCCTACTGGTATTGCGTTGCCTTATATTGTTACTATTGAGAAGTCTAACCAGAAGGTACTTGCAATACGTCGTAATTGGCAACCCGACGACAAGCTAAAACAAAAGCGCAATCACTTTGTTCACTACGGTTACATACCCGGCTTTGGCTTCTATTGCTTTGGTCTTATACATCTAATAGGTGCGTATGCTAAATCTGGCACTTCCATTCTGCGCCAACTGGTTGATGCGGGAACCTTGTCGAACCTTCCGGGTGGGCTTAAGTCTAGAGGCTTGCGAGTTAAAGGCGATGACACCCCAATCAGTCCGGGCGAATTTAGAGATGTCGATGTCCCGAGTGGAAGTATTAGGGACAACATCCTGCCCTTACCCTATAAGGAACCGTCACAAGTATTAGCGCAGTTGATGAACCAGATCATTGATGAAGGTCGTCGCTTTGCAAGTGCGGCTGATTTAAAAGTCAGTGATATGTCGGGTCAAGCACCAGTAGGTACGACGCTGGCAATCTTAGAGCGCACGTTGAAAATCATGTCAGCGGTTCAAGCGCGTATTCACTACTCAATGCACGAAGAACTCCGCCTACTTAAAGGCATCATTCGTGACTACACACCAGAAGACTACGACTACGAACCAGAAACAGGTGATCGTCAGATCAAACAGTCGGACTACGACCACGTAGATGTAATACCTGTATCAGACCCAAATGCAGCGACTATGTCGCAAAAAGTTGTGCAGTATCAAGCGGTACTACAACTAGCACAAGGCGCACCACAGTTATACGACCTACCGCTATTACATCGTCAGATGCTAGATGTGTTGGGTATCAAAAACGCACAGAAGCTTGTACCAATGGAAGACGACACGCGCCCGCGTGACCCTATAACGGAGAACCAAAACGTGTTGAAGGGTAAACCTGTTAAAGCGTTCTTCTACCAAGACCATCAAGCTCACATCGCTGTACATAGTATGGCAATGCAAGACCCAAAGATTCAACAAGTCTTAGCGCAAAACCCCAACGTGCAAACCATGATGGCAGCAATGCAAGCGCATATCGCGGAGCATCTAGGGTACGAGTATCGCAAGCAGATGGAACAAACGATGGGTATGCAGTTGCCTAACTACGAGGAAGACGATGACATCGTGATTCCAAAAGAGATGGAAAATCAGATTGCTCAGATGGCTGCACAAGCATCACAACAACTGCTGCAACGGAACAAACAAGAAGCTCAAGCGCAACAGACTCAGCAACAGATGCAAGACCCAGTTATCCAAATGCAGATGCAAGAGTTGGCTATCAAACAGGCCGATCAAAAGCGCAAGGCAGACAAAGATGCCGCAGACATCATGCTTAAAGGTCAGCAACTCCAGCTTGAGAAACAACGCATCGACGCACAGCAAGAAACCGCTGGCGCTCAGATGGCTACAAAATATATGAGTGATAAGGAACGTCAAGAAGCGGAGCAAGAAAGAGAAGGCTTCCGTCAAGGTATGGACTTTTATAAAACTCGTATGCAACGTGAACAGCAACAAATTAAACCCAATCAACCTATCAAAAAAGGTAAATGATGGACAAAGTAATTGAAACGGTCTTGAGAGAGTTGCGTGCCAGACGTGCGCAGTTGTCCGAGGCGGCTGCTTCAGGCGCAGCCAGAAACTACGAAGACTATAAATACATGTGCGGTGAGATTCGAGGCCTTACCAACGTGGAGATGTACTTACTAGACCTCGCAAAAAACTTGGAGCAAATTGACGATGAGTGAAATCCTAATCGGCTCAAACACCGATAGCTTGGATGCAACCGTATTACCTCAAACAGCAGAAGAAAAAGCTACTCAATTA